TCACTTACACGCTTCTCATGGCCAAGTTTGATTTGGCGGAGGAGGAAGCGAGCCGAGGATGCTTCGAGATCAAAAAACCTGTCAGCATCAGCGCGGAAACCATCATCAATTAGCTCTTCGAGGCCATATTCGATCGTGTCGTACGTGTCAGTTCCAAAGGAACGAACAGCACGGGCATAATCACCAGCGGCCGCGCGGGGCTTAGAGTCATTGTTCAACAGGTCAGCTTGTGCAAGCTGAACTTTGAGATATTGTCCGCTCTTGGCAGAGACAGGAAGCAAAGGCAGAACCTCTGCTCCAATCAAGCCAGTTTCGGCGTTAGGGGCTTCAACCAGTGCCTGGTTGATATCGGCCCGAATGGTTGTGCCACCAGAAATAAAACTCATTGTATTATTATTCTTTCTTGGTTATGGGTTAGAACATTGGCACTGCAATTTCAATCACAGCAGAAGTCGCAGTAGCGGCTTCCAATGCAATTCCAGCAGTAACAAGGTTTGCCGCCAAGGTCGTAACCTGGCCAGCGGCATCGAATTTCATCACATCACCAGCGGCGGCAGTGCCACTTACGGTCGCGAAGAAGGTAGGATGGAACAGCTTCACGGTCACATAACCGCCGGCCGCCACATCTTCAAGGGTTGAACCAATAGCTTTGGTCGCACCAGTAACAGCCACATCAACGCCACCAGCAGTGACGGTAGAAGGCTGAACCATGCGATAAGCAGAGATAGCGGACGATGTTGAGAAAGTCCGATACCCATTATCAATTTGAGTGCTCATTTTCTATTTATCCTTTTGTTAGATGTTCTTAATGCCACGGCTAAGAGCCTCAGCATATTCTTTCGGGTTAGAAAGCATGACGGCCTTCATGGCCTTCAGCTTCGAAGTCTTATATTCTGCATGAGCAGAAACAAGCGCTTCAAAGTTCTTGGGCTCCTCTTTCTTTTCAAGAGCAACCTCAACAGCTGGGGAGGCAGGGATAGGTTTGATGCCAAACTGGGTCAGAACTTTTTTAACAACTTCTGACATCTCAGATTCACATCCACCTTCTTCTTTGTCCTCTTCTTTAACAGCAATAGTGGGGGCTTCTTGAGCCTGGACAACTTCCTGTTTAGAGGATTCATCCTTAACCATTTCGTCTTTTTTAACTTCTTCCTTGGGCTTCATAGAATCCTCAAGGGCGGATAGGCGAGTTTTAATATCTTCCATATCCTTTTTATAATCATAGCCTTCTTTATTTTCCATTGCTTCTCCTTCTTTTGTCAAACCATCACCTTCAACAACTGCATTGGGCAGATCGACGGGGATTGGCTTACCTCCGGCCACATAGCCGAATTTTTGCATAAATTTTACAACTTCTTCAAACAGGCCATTTGTAGCCGCTGGGCTGGATACCAGGTCAGCAGAGGCAATGCTTTGGGGTCTGATATAGTCCTTGCCATTGATTGATTCACTCTCATTCACAAATGCCAGGGAGATTCCAAACTGGTCTGGAGCCTCATCAGCCATCTCTTTAATCAATCCATAGTGCTGGCTACTCTTCAAAAGCTTTAGGTCTGCAACCAGCTTGTTTCCTTCAATCCTTGCATTCCTTGCAAATCCAACGACTGCATCCAACCCAGAGCCATGGTTCATTTTAACCTTAACCCCATTAGGAGCCTGGTTCATGATGTCCTTGGCCTTCTCTAGGCTAAGCTTATCTACAAAAAGGTCATGCCCCTTTGCCTCACCAATCTCAAGAATGCTTACCCCTCCAAAATCTCCAGATTCCATTTCACATTCTTGGCATTCACAATTTTCCCCACATTCCATTTCTTCTTCATCCCTGTAGGTGCTATATGCTACAGCCGCCCTTTGGGTTTCATCCGGGAACTTGCTTATTGCCTCTTCATCTCCCATGAATCGGGAAACAAAGTCTTGTTCAGATTCGTCACCTGTAGGAAGGGGCAAGGGCATAAATGCCAAGGTTATGTCAAAGCATTAAAACTTAGTAAACCGCATTCCCCTCTGCTTTATCTTCCTCTGTATCTGATACTTCTACTATTTCTGCACCATACTTATCTAACTGCATTGCCAAGTATTTTCCAAAGAAGCCATCTGACGGCCCATAATTTCCAACAGCACGACTATATACTGATTTTATAAGCTTAATAATTTGATCATATTTAGAATCAATTGAAATACCTTTATCATCTATGGTTATCAATGTTTTCTCATCATCATAAAAAATAGCAACAATTTTGATCATAAGAGTTATTATTCTACCCCTCTTGTTTTCTTTAGCAATCTTCCTGTTGCAATTCCAGTAACTAGATCAAACCACTCTGGGTCTATCTTGGCAAACTTTGCTGGATTTCTGTGAAGCAATTCCATTCCCATAGAATAAACTTCTGTTGCTCCAATATACTTTGAACTAGCTCCAAAAGGTTGATCATCATATCTTTTGCCAGTATAATATGCCCGATTATTTGTATCAAATTCTGGAAAAAGTTCTGCATGAGCCTTTCCAAACCCATCTGCTGAACCCTTTTCATATCTTTTGTAGCCGTAGCCTGGCATTGTCTTTTGGAACTTTTGAATCTTTTCTCCAGCAGTTCTTTTATTAAGAAATTCCATGCAAAGGTCTTTTGCTTCTGGATTTCCATCTTCAATTTGATGCCCATATTCATGCATATAGGTTTTTGTCTCTGTCTCTATGCTAACCCTTATTCCACCACCTGTTGAATTTCTTGTTCCATCTACAAACTGCACTATTGTTGCAGTTGAATCTGCTCTTTTCTGATTCCAATATGTAACTGGCCTTGTTAATGATTTAGTGTGAATGTTTGGATTGCATATCTCTCTTAATGCTCCTTGTGCCGCTTCTCTTCTTGCCTTAACATATTCAATAGCACTATCTTTTAGTGATTTGCGATCATTAACAATTGCTGATTGTTGTTGTTCTTTTAGCCCTTGGGTTGCCTTTGCTAATTGCTCTGATGAGAATCCATCCTGTTTATTTACAGCCAGCATATCTTTTTTGATTTCAGCAAATCCAATTTGCCTGGCTTTTTCATTTGCTGTTTTTATTTTTTTTTCTTGCTCTTCAATGTTTTGCTCCAGTTTATTAATTTTTGCATATTCAATGTCTAGTGTTCTTCGTATTTCAATATACTTTTTGGGGTCTGATTCTCTATATTGCTCAGCCTCATTTCTTAGGGGTCTTGCTTTTGCTCTAAGTTCCTCTAATTGTTTTTGTGATTCAGCAATATTATTTTTTGCAGAATCTATTTCTTTTAGCGTATCTTCTGACTTTTTGATGACTGCTTGTCTTACTGAATCAAGTTCCTTTTGATTTCCTTTAATGGCTGATTCAAGAGATGCCTTTTCCCTGCTGTCATATTCCTTTTTCGAATTTGGAAATTTAGATTCCTTTTCATCTGTAGGCTTTGTTCCACCAGTAGGGGACGGTGGTGGAGGGGGTGGTGGAAGTGGTGGCTTTGGCTTTGTTCCTGTTGGTGTTGGCTTTACTGGCTTTGTCGGAATCTTTCCGCCAGGCCTTTTAGGGGTATATCCACCAACAAGTTTTGGCCTTCCATAGCCTTGAGCACATTCATTTTCATCATCGAAAGTTCCGTCATCTTTCATGCCACAAGGATTTAGCCCATCACCAGCCGCAAGATTGGTATTTGATGTAATTGCCTCAAGCAAATCTCCGTCTGCCTGTCTATAGCTTTTCTTCACTTCACCACCACCTGCCATCTTTAAGAATTTATTAACCCTGGCCATTGCCCAGGCATTGCGGCTATTTGGAGCCCCACCAGAGATGGTTGGCCTATGGCTTGTTGAGTAAGCACCAGCACCTCTTCTGAATACCTTCATTAGAGTTCCAAGAGATGGAGCTTTCTTGTTTGGGTGCTTATCTTTCCATTCCTTTAGTTTATTCTTAATGGATTCTTCTGTTCCTTCTCCAATCTCAATTTTGCCTCCTGTGCTTTTAGTTGCCGCAGAGCCGGGTTTGTTTTGCTCTGAGCCCTTGATTCTGTCTTTGGCTGGTGCTGGTGTTTGGGCAATTGGGCGTGCCAATTGTTTGTTATCCCTAGATTCCATCTGGCCAACTACTTTCTTTGCCCAGGAATACCCAGCATCTCCACCCCATCCATTCCAGGCTTGCCATCCTTTGCCTTGGTCGTCCCAGGTTTCACCTTTCTTATCAACCTCATGGCGATCGAAGAATGCCTTCATTCTGCGGACGGTATCTGGAGAGAACTTAACTCCATTGATCAAATCTCGTGCTCTGGCTATGCCTACAGGCGTCATTCCCTTTTGACTAGATGGTTTCTGTTCCCTTACTGCCAAAGCCCTTTTGGCGGCCAATCTTGCCCCTTCTGGTGGGGTAAAATCAATGCCATCATACTTGCCCAACTCAATTCCACCCATCATTCCAGCAATGAGCATTTTAAGCTCTTGCTGGCTTAAACTTGATAGAGCTTGCTCAGTTTCTTTTTTTTTATCTGTTAATGGGCCGCCAACAATCCAGGCATCGCAGGTTCTTTTGGCCGCACATTTGAAATCAAAAATTTCACAATATCCCAGGTCTCCACCAAGTGCCACCTCATTGGCATCTTCACCAATTCCATTTTTAATGCAACCAAGTAGTCTGCTTGTTTGATTGAATGCGGCACAATTACCACAAAGCATTTTCTTTGCTGTTGCAACATCACCCTGGAACTCATTGGCCTTTGCCTTCCAATAGTCCTCATTGGGTTCATTTGGATTGGCTGGCCCGTAGTTGGCCTTATCAACTGCTGTTTGCCTGTTCTCTAAATTAAGCTTTATGTCTTGAGTTGGTAGTGGGCATTTTAATTCTTCCAGGCCTGTTGGAGGAACTGGGGTTTTTGGTGTTTCTGGAACTGGAGCCCCACCCTGGCCTTCATCCTTTTGACCATCCTGGACAGCTTGTTTTTCTTTTTCTGTGGTTGGAATGATTTTTCCAGACTGCACACCAGCAACAATTCCGACGGCCTGTTCCCTTGAAATAGTTGGGAAGGCGGCTGTGATAACTGAAACTGCACCCTCTTTGGACAATGCACCAGCCGCAACTGCATTGATAACATTGATAAGAGAGGCAACCTGGGCTCCATTAAGACTCTGGCCAATAACATCCTCTTGGCCATCCACTTGCTGACCATCTTGGGTTGTTTGCCCTGGTTGGCCTTGTTGTGCTGGCTGGCCTGTGGGAAGTAGAATTTCAGAAACTGCCTGGGCTGGAACTCCATACTCCTTTGCCAGGTCTTGAATCATTTTGGTCTCAATAGCTCTTGCCCTAAAGGCGGCTTCAACATCCATACCCCTTTCAGAGTAAATATCTGAAGCAGTTCTCAGTCCAGCCTTGAACTCTGCAATAGCTGATGCAGATTCCCGTCCAAGGTCGATAGAGACATTTGCTCCAAAGTTGAAAAAGCCTTTGGTTGTTTTGGCTCCATTCCCACTGATAATTCCCCTGGCTACAGCATCAGCAATAACAATGTTCTTGATTGGGCTCAGAACCTTATCATTAAGAAGCTTCTGGTATCTGTTGAAAGTTCTTCCAGCCTGTTGCATTTCAAGCCTGGCTGTTGGGCCGGACATTGCAGATGGGTCGACAGCAAAGGAGTATGGGATTCCAAGCCCCATGCAAATGTTTCTCAGCAAAATTTTATGGAACTCTGCAAAGGCTCCACTGGGTCTGCTAGGGCCGTCTGGGAAAATAATGTCCTCTCCAGGCTCAAGATAACTAACCTTTCCAGATTCCATTGATTCCAACTTAATTTGTTGATTATCAAAGTTTTCCTCTGTGGTTAATGCACTAAGGTCAGAGGCATTATTGTTCGACCTTTTCACAACTGCACTCTGTGAACTGGCAACCTTTGCGGCCAGTTTTTCAAAGTTCACAATATCATAAATATCAGTGGCATCATTTATGGCTGTATGGAAAGCAGACACACCCCTATATTGATCAATCCTAAGTGGGTCAAAATAGTGGAATGCCTGGCTTGCTGGAATAGTTGCCTGGTATGTATAAAAATCTCCAATGCTACGATTATAAATATCATAGGCAGTTGGTGCTCCTGTTCCTCTATCAATGTGAATACCACCAATAAGCTCCAAGCTTGTATAAGTTTTGTAAGGGTCGCCGAGTCTATCAGATTCAATTCCCTGGAGCCTCAAGTCTCCATCTTTATCTCTGACCAATACAAAAAGAAAATCTCCATCGCGGAGCATGGACATGGTTGCAACCTGCATAAGGGTTGAGCCTGTATGTCTGGTTGATAGGTCACAATTCTCAAACCACTGATTCCAATAGGCTTCAATTTCAGTATTTACCTTGGGCTTATCTGTTCTGGCCTGGTATGTGATATTTGATGCAACATGGCTTGCAAACTTCATCAAGATGGAGCGAACCAGGCCATTGTTTTCTGCCAGGTCTCTTGCCCTCTTCATCAGTTCTACACGATCATAATTTGATCTATAGTCCTCTGCACCAGATAGATTGCTCGGCCCCCGCCTTTCCCTGGTGTATTTCACTGCATCATATTCAAATTTTGTTAGGGCTTTTTTAGCCATCAGCCTCTGAACCCCAGCCTGGGGATTTACAAATGAAACAAGCTTATCCAGGAATGTCTGTTTAAGCTTCATGGGCCGAATTTTGCATAGGTGGTTCTGATTCTTGTTCCAGATGCAGATTGAATTGCAATGGTCAATTCTGCAATCATCTCTCTCACCTCAGATACATTTGCCCTGCTGAATGATCTTCCAGCAATAGACTAACTTGCACCTGCCACCGCAATTGCCTCCAAGCAAGAAATATACTTATCACGCAGGGAATTTAAGGTGGCAATGGGCAAACCAATAAAATCACCCTTCGCCATGTTCAATCTCCTCTGTCAAGCCTGCGGGCATGATCTTCAGCCTCTTATGTAAGGCCGCACCCACAACGGCCATGCATTCACAATCAAGTAAGTGGTTATGCTTGCCTATCTGCTTCCATACTCTCCTGGTTCTTCCTGTCATTGGGTTCTTAACCTCAACCTTAGTTTCAGATGAGATGTGAACCTTCCAGACTTCTGGTGTGTCCTCTGCAATAAATCCATCAGTTTTCAAAAGATTGGAAAGGATGTCTTTAATGGCTGGGTTTGACCACCTCCAAACTGGGCAAAGCTTCCACTTCCATCCCTCCCTGGAGCCAACATTCTTTCCGCTAAATGGGTCTCCATTGGCAATCCTGGCGTATGGTCTTTGAACTCTCTGCTCTCCCACAATCTCTGAGAAGCTTGATTTGTCTGAACCAACCAGGGCAATAAATCCCCATTGGCAACAATGTAAATAAACATCACGGGTCTGATCACCAGAATCAATAAAGACCGCCTTTGGCTCAACATTGAATTCATCAGCCTTGGCTTTGATGTCTCCCCAGGTCTCAAGCCTTCCAGCCCACACCAATCTGCTCTTGCCATCCATATCCCAGGCTCTAACCACACACCAGGCATGGAAACCACCAGCCTCTTGAATATCACAGGCCATGATAAGCTTCTCACCCATATTAACTTCACCCAGTTTATATTTGCCTGGAACAATCTCCACTCTTTCTTGGTCATGCTCCATCCATGGTTCTGCCAGAACCCTGTTCACAAAGTCCTGGAGCCCCATGATTCCGCTATGTTTGTCCTGTAAGAACTTAACTGCCAGGCTTCCAAATGTTACCCAGGGTGGATACAAGCCATTCAAATGATACGATCTCCTGCCTGGCTCACCCTTGGGGTTGGTTGGTCTCCACTCACCCTGTCTCAACATCATTGTTTTGTGTCCATCCCTAATTGGCTTCTGGCAGTGTTCGCATTCATAGTAAGCTGAATTTTTAACTATCCCAAAGTCATAGACCCCATCTTCAAGCTTTGCCTTTTCATCCCATTTCACCCTCTCCCAGATAAGCTTTTGTTTGTGTCCACAATGTGGGCATGGAACAAAGAAGAACCTCATGTCTCCCTTCTGCCACTCTGCCCATATAATTGAATCTGCTGTGGTTGGTGTGCTGGTAGAAACAACCAAATGGTTTGGGTATGTTGCAACCCTGGCTTCTGCCAACTGCAATGCTCCAGCCTCTTTTGAATTTGTTCCATCGCTAAATTTATCAACCTCATCCAGCATTAAAAGTGACACCGACCTAGACGACAAATTCGCTGGGCTGTTTGAGCCGACAAACCAAAGGCTCATCTTTCTGAAGTGTTGTTCTAGAATCTTTATTTTGTCTGTGTTCTCTGGCTTTTCCTTGGCCAGAACTGGGCAATCATCCACCATTGGCAACCACCTGGTTTCAGAGAATGATCTTGCCAGGGCTGCAGATGGCATTACCCAAAGGGCTGGACATGGTTCAACTGCAAGCCTGTAGGAAAGCCCTGCAAGAATTGTGGTTGTCTTGGATGTCTGGGCTCCCCACACCAGGGTAATTCTCCTAACAGAATCATTTCCAAAAGCCTCCAGGGGCTCCCTCACATAGGGTGTAAGGTTGGTGCTATAGGGGCCGGGGATATTTGTGATTCTTGGTGAAAGAACCAGGCTCTGCTCACACCATTCTGAAATTGATAATTGCTTCTTTGGAATCAAGAAGCTCTTCATGAAGGGAACAAGCTTCATTCATCTAAATAGCAGGTAGCCTTTTGAGTATGCTTGAATTGAGTTGCTGTGAATCCAGTTATGACAAGTCATGCATACTGCCATGAAAAAGTCTTTATCATTCAGCCTCTCCCCAAACCTGCCTCTCTTGTGGTGGATTTGATCTGCCTTTTTCCCGCACCTTTCGCATAGTGGGTTTTGCTCTAGGTATTCAATCCTTGCAGTTGAATAGACCTTGTTCTGCTTTGCTCTTTTCTTTGAAACAGGATTAAGCCTTCCACTCCTCTTGAGTGGTGTCTTTCTTTTTAGTGGTGATCGTTTCATTTTAGAATGTCATCTAGCAATGAGCCGAGGATGCAGATAATCCATATCCCAGCAAGTAGAAGAAAAACACTTTCGTTCATTTGAATGCCTCATCTTCTGTTTTCTGAATGGTAAGCATCAATTGATCAACTGCATCTTGGATTGCTTTTTTGGAACACTCTGGGTCGCTTGGGTTTGCCCTGGTTGCGACTGATGATGGCATAGCATCCAGTAATGAACGGATTTGAGAGAGGAACTTAGAAAGAGTTTCTTGAACCTCGTCAGCCGAAAGTGTTTGTCGAAGCCTAGCTTTTTCTTCTTCATGGCATCTCTTGGCATCTTCATATCCTTTCCTGGCTTCATTGTGGGCATGAATTGCGGCCTTAATGTGGAAGATGTTGTCTGTTTTAAGGGCTTTTCCGACCTTCCTGGCCGCTGATAACTCAATTCTCTCTGCCCTAAGAACTCTTCCCAGGCTTGTGGTTGCTGATATGTCCTCATCAGAGAAACCTGCTGGTTCTGGCTCTTCTTGGTTGTCTTTGGTTTCCTCCACTGGAATGGCGTGCTTCTTTGGCATCTTCATGTTCTCCAGCCTCCATCTCATGGCTGAAGCTTCTGAATCCAGGGGCATTCCCCTTTTTGCCATTCTTGAAACCTGTCCTGGGCTGTAGCCCCATTTCTGGCAAAGCTCTTTTTGACTTATCATAAACTAATTTAACTGCTGAAGGGTAATCCTCATTCATCACAAAGGCTTGCCACAGGCTTGGCATTTTTCCCCATCCTCTTTTTTCCCATCATCTTCTGGGGCTGTTTGTTCCATTAGCTCTGCCAATTCATCAGCACCAAACCCTGTAATATCTAAGTCAATCTCTCCAGTGTCTAGTTCCTCAATTATGTCTTTGAGTTGTGGCAGGTCAAACTCACCACTCAATTTATTTAGTGCAATGTTTGCTGTCTTTTCTTTTTGTTCATCCAGCCACACTGCCCAGACATCCACAACATCTACTCCCATGGCCATATAACATTTCAGTCTTTGATGACCTCCAACAATTCTGCCTGTTTTTGCATTCCAGGTAATGGGCTGGAGATTCCCAAGCTCATGCAGAGATTTAGTTAATCTGCCCAGGGCATCTGAAGAAATTTTCCTGGGATTGTATGATGCTGGAAGAAGTTCAGAGATTTTCTTCTGAACTAGCATGGGGAATTTTTGGTCTTTATTCATAAAGTTTTTTATATCAGATTTTTACAATATGGTTTTTAATGCAACTCGCACAAAGACTCGTCGGCTCGGAACC